CTTCGGCGGCAGCAAAAAGAAAGGGAACTGAGCCATGATCGGAAATACCAACCCGGTGGCCGAGTATCCTCGGCTCAGTCAGGACTGGCTCAAGCACGAGACCGATCCGCAGATGGGTCGCACCGAGGTCGTCGTCGCTGGCGGCGCCGGCGATCTCAAGACCGGCACCGTGCTCGGCATGGTGTCTGCGAGCAAGAAGTGGGTGCCGCTGGCCCCGGCCGCCACCGATGGCAGCCAGACCGCGGCTGGCATTCTCTATGGCCGCACCGATGCCAGCGGCACGGCCGACGTCAAGGGCGTTGCGATCACCGGGGATGCCCGCGTCGCTCCGCTCGAGTTGACGTTCCCGGCCGGCATCACCGACGCGCAGAAGGCGGCGGCGATGGCGCAACTCGCCGCTCTCGAAATCATTCCCGTTCGCCTCTACTGACGGCCAAAATTTCACCATCCCCTCAGAGCCGACACGCCCCGGCACCACAATGGTGACCGGGGTTTTGCTTGGCCGCAGACCGGAGACCCGCTCCCATGCCCGAACTCGATTTCCTCAGCGATCCGCGCTACGCGGTTCGCAATCTGTCGGCTGCCATCGTGCAGACGCCGAACCTCTACTCGCTGCTCACCGACATGGGTCTGTTCCCCGAGGTCGGCATCCCCGTCACCTACGTCGAGCTGGAGATCAAGAAGGGCTCGCTGTCGCTGATCCCGATGGGCACGCGCGGCGCGCCGGCGCCGCATATGTCACGCGATCGCCGCAACATCCGCATGCTGCCGACGCTGTTCATGCAGCTCAACGACACGCTGCGCCCGTCCGATCTGCAAAACTTGCGGATGTTCGGCACCAACGACGTGTTCGAGCAGTTCGATATGTTGCTCGCAGAACGCATGTTCAAGTTGCAGCGGATGTACCGCATGAGCCACGAGTATCTGCGATGGGGCGCGCTGCATGGCGATGTCATCGACGCGGATGGCTCGACCGTGCTCTACAACTGCTACACGGAGATGGGCGAGAGCCAGGCCTCGTTCGACTTCAAGTTTGGCTCGACCACCACCAACGGGCCGCTGCAGGCGACCAAGACGGTGCGGCGCTACTACGAGCGCAATCTGCTCGGCGAGACCATGACCGGCATCGTCTATTTCGCGTCGTCCTCGTTCATGGACAAGTTGACTCAGCATCCGATGTACATCGAGATGTACAAATTCCAGCAGGCCAATCCCAATCCTCTGTTCGAGGATCAGGAGGTGTTCAAGGTAGGCAACTCGCTGTTCGTCGAGCACAACGGCTATGCGAGCTACACCCAGCCCGACGGCACCTCGGTCGACCGCATCTTTATTGCCGACGGTGAGGCGGTCGGCGTGCCGATGGGCACGCAGGAGTGCTTCCGCTCCTACTTCGCTCCCGGCGAGATGATGCAGGCGGTCAATGCACCCGGTCTCTCGATGTACGTCTCGCTCAAGGAGCTAGATCACGGCGCCGGCGTCGAGGTGCACACCGAATCCGCGCCGTTCTTCGCGGTGCAGAAACCGCGCCTTGTCATCCGCGCATATTCGAGCAACTGATGCGCCAGCGACTCCCCACCGAGGACCTTGACGCGCGGATCGGCGATCCGTCCGCGCGTCCCGACGCCCAGCCGGCGAACCAGGGGCTGCCGCCCTTGCGTGCGTTCGGCGTCCCCACCCGCCAGAAGCAGCCGTCGGTGCAACCCGCGGCGCCCTGGCCGCTGCCCCCCGGCAACAAGAGAATCCCATGAAAACTCACCGCTTCGTGAAGGATTGGAGCTACACGGTCGATGCGATCATGAGCCATCGTTACACCAAGGGCTCGGTGCATAGCCTTCCCGCCGATATTCTTGCCAAGGCCATCAAGGACAAGGCCGTCGAGCCGACCGACAAGGTGGCCGAGCAGCCGATCGTGCCGCCGGTGGCCGAAGACAAGAAGCCCTCAAAGTCCGAAAAGCCGGCGGTCTGATGCCTTCGATCTTCGCCGTGATGGACGAGGTGCTCGACGGCGAGCTCGCCGACCCGGTGACCATCCTGCCCATGCAGCACGGCGATTTCGCGGACGCGCCGGACCCGGACCGGCCTCAATTGCGGTGTCTCGCGCTCGTCAGCGATGGCGAGATCACCGATGCGGCGCCAGCGGGCGGCAAGCTGCACGTTCCGGATCAGATGATCACGGTCGACATCCGTCGGCCGCTGCTGGGGGATCTGGTGCTTCGCAAGGGGGATCGCATCCGGCTCGACGCTTGGCCCGGCACGCCATCCGTCATCGTCAACCGCATCGACAGGCTCGACAAGGAGCGGGTCCTGCTCGTCTGCGGCGAAATCAGGAGCTAGGGGGACGAAATGCTGTCACGATTTGCCCTGCGCGCCGCGACCGTGCGCGCGCTGCGCGGCGCCACCTGGGCCGGCAGCCGGGTGATGGACTCCGAGCTTGCCGCGATCGATGACGTCGCAGCCGAGCACCCGCAACCGGTGATCGTCGTCTACACCGACGACGGCACGTTCAAGACGGGTCCGCATCGCGGACTCGCTGGCGCCAATGGCATGCAGTCGCTGGTGATCGAGATCGCCGTCACGCAGCGGATGACCGTCGAGCATCAGGGCGAGCAGGTGATCGTGTACGATCAGACCTGGACCGATGCCAAGATGGAGTTGACGCTCGATCTTATCGAGCGGCAGGTGCTGTGCGCGCTCACCGATCCAAACAACGTCTGGGGCGAGATGTGGCGCCGCTTTGCGGTTGCGACCGGCGATCGGACATCCAACCGCGGCAACTCGGTGCGCGAGGGTGTACGATTCTCTGGCCGTCAGATCATGATCCCTGTCGAACTGCCGCGCGATCCCGTCCCCGGAGCAAAACCATCTGCACTGTGGGATGATTTCAGGACGCTCGCTGCCACCGATCCAGAGCTTGCTCCCGCACTCGCCATGATCGATGCGGCGCTCGCCGGATCGCAGGTGGAGCCTGACTGGACGGTGCTGAGCCGCGCGTATGCGCTGACCGCCGGCGGCGCCGATGCGCTGATGGTGCGCTGATGCTCGGCACCGTCCCGCATACGCTGCCAGATATCATCGCCGATCTCTACCGCCGGCTCGCCGATCACGAGCGGCGCACGCAGAATGCCAAGCGCACCGGCACCGTGCACGAGATCGACGAGGAAAAAGGCCTCTATCGCATCAAGCTCGGCGAGGACACGGACGGCGATCCGTTTCTCACCCCCTGGCTTCCCAACCAGGAGATCGCCATGGGCGGCTTCAAGGTGGCGATGGGGTTGACCGTCGGCGAGCAGGTCGACGTGCACTCGGAGACCGGCGATCTGACCGATGCGATGATCGTCGCGTCGATCCAGTCGGATGAAAACCCGCGCCCCAAGGTCAAGCCCGGCCAGGCGATCATGACCGCCGGCGACAAGACCAAGGTGCAGATCGACGGCAGCGTCGTCAAGATCACGGCGCCGCGCATCGACATCAATCCGGGCTGACCGATGCCGAAGGTTTGCCGCATCGGCGACACCGGCACGCACCCTGGACGGATCGTCACCGGCAGCCCCGACACGTTTCTGAACGGCCAGGCGCTCGCCCGCGTCGGCGACATCTATGACTGCCAGCTGGGTGGCAGCGATGACGAGCCGCCGCACGGTCCCAATCCGATCGTCACCGGCTCGCCCAAATATTTCGTCAACGGCCGCGCGGTCGCCCGCATTGGCGACAAAACGCAATGTGGGTGCGTGCTGACCACCGGGGCCGACTGGCACACCGCGGACGGGGAGTGAGGTATGGCCTCGACGGGTCTGAAGCGGGCCGGCGGTGGTGTCATCGGCGGCTGGGACCATGTGGTGCAGTCGCTGAGCGACATCTTCACGACGCCGATCGGTTCGCGCGTCATGCGGCGCGACTATGGCTCGGACCTGCCGCGCATCGTCGATGCGCCGATGACGCAACGCACGCTGCTGCGGCTCTACAATGCAGTGGCGACGGCTGCGGCGCGGTGGGAGCCGCGCATCAGGATCACTCGGGTGGCCTATATCGACGCCGGTGCTGATGGCCACGCAACATTGGCGCTGATCAATCCGATCTATTACCCACGCGGCCATCTCGGTGACTTCACTAACTCCGAGGTCATGCCCAACGTGCAGGTCGTGCTGCGCTGACGATGCAGATCAGAACAGAGAGGGGCCGCTCGTGTCGCAACCGCAGATCACGCGCTACGATGCCCTGCTCGCAGCGATCCGCCTTGGCGACAGCGGTGCGAGCGAGATTGCCGTCAGCGGCGCGCTCGCCTCGCTGCTGGCCGGCCTGACCGGCGCCAGCACGCCTGCAGCGACCGGAACGCCTGACGGCCTGGCGGCACTCCCTGTGCCGCAGCTGATCGAGCCGCTCGATTTCGAGGCGATTTTGACGCGCCGCAAGGCCGATCTGATCGCCGCCGTCGCGACCGAGCGGGCGCTCGCCATCGCCGGCGGACGGAGTGATATTGTCGCCGACCTCGACGGGTTCGGCGAGTACCTGATGCTGGAATCGACCCCAGAGACGATTTTGCTCGAGGAGGCCGCCTACGCCGAGATGCTGCTGCGCAATCGGCTCAATGTGATGTACACCTCGCGGCTGATCTATTTCGGCACCGGTCCCAGCCTCGACAATGACGCCGAGGATAGTGGCGTCACGCGGCTTGCCGGCGAGGGCGACGCCGCGCTGCGGCGGCGGGTGCGGATCAAAAACCGTGGCAGCTCGGCCGCCGGCCCGGACGATTGGTGGCGGTATCACGCCATGCAGGCGGACGATGCCGTCGAGGACGTCGCTGTCACCCGCGTGCAGTTTCCATTCCCGGCGCCGGGCGAGCGACGCGGCGCGCTGACGCTCTCCGTACTGTCGACTAGCGTCGACGGGGTGCCGTCAGAGGCGACGCTCGCGGCTGTTCGCGCGGTCGTTACCAGCCCGGCAGTGCGCGGCTCCTGCACTGAGGTCACGGTGCGTGCGGCACCGGTCCGCACCGTCGACATTGCCGCCAACGTGTGGTTGCGGCCGGACGCGGCGGCCGGGACCTTCGGCGGCCTGCAGCAACGGCTGACGGATGCGTGGGCCGCAAGCCGGGCTCTCGGTTGGGATGTGGCCGCGGCGTGGGTGATCGCGCAATTGATGGCACCAGGCGTGCAACGCGTCGAGCTTGTCGGATTTTCCGACGTGATTATCGCCGATAATGAGGCGCCGCGGCTCGGCACGATCACGCTCACGAACAGCGGCCGTGCGTTCTAGCGATGGACCTCTCGCCCGCGCCGTTTGATGTGAGCGTGCTGCCAGGCAGCACGCACCCTATCGTGCGTGCGCGTGCGAAAGCGCGCCGGTTGCCGGAATCGGTCTGGCGCGCAGCGGCCAAGGTCGGTGACATCAAACGCGATGTTCCCGACGCGGCGGTGCCGTTCCTGATCTACGAATACGGCCTCGAGGAGGTCGCGGCATGGGTGCCGGACCTCAGGCGCGTGCTCGCGGACGGCCGCGACTGGCAGCGCATCCGCGGCACGCCCGCATCGATCGCGCAGGCGCTCGCCTGGGTCGGTGAGCGTCCGCTGTGGATCGAGGAGGATCCGGACAGCAGCTGGTGGGACCTGTTTCAGCTTGCGCTCGACGGTCCCAGATCGCGGAGTGATCTGGCTCCGATCGTGGCGTTGACGCGGCTCTCCAAGTCCTCGCACACCGACGTCATCCGCATCTACAATACCGACTACGACTTGCGCCCGTTGCTGATGGACAGCGACGACACCATCAACGGCGCGGCTTTGTTCAACGATTGGTCCGGCGTCTACGTCCAAGATGGGTGGCCGAAGATTTCGTTCGGCGCGGTGCGTGGCGAGGTTCTCGCCATCGGCGAGGCGGCAACACTTCGCTTCGGTCTCGCGGTCGAGACGGCGGCCGTTTTCGTGCCGGAACACGGTCT